GAAACTGGGAAATGGCGGAGGGCGAGGGATTCGAACTTGAGCCGATTTGTGGGCGTGAGCGCAGCGGGAGCCCACAGGCGAAATCCCGAGCATCGCGAGGGACCTAAGGGGGAACAATGGCGGCGGACACAGTCCTGTGCGAACCGCTCTCTGCGCTAATTCCCTGCTAACAGGGAAATTTACAGGGAAATTGCGGGCTTTGCGCAGGAACTTTCGCCGCTCTCCGATCCCATGTTGCTGAATCGGCGGAGGTTTTGGCGCTTTCGAGAACCATCCCATCGAAATTGGAACAGGGAATTCTTAAGGGATATCAGGGAAAACCCAATTCCCTATTATGCCTTCGGCTCTCTCTCATCCGTGTTTTGTTTTTGCCATCCTCGCCTGGCATTCTGCGGCGATTTAGTTTTTCAATGAGATCGAGTTTTTGGACACTACGTCATTGGGTGCGAGCTGGTACTCTCGCCAACGCCGTAGGGTCGGGTAGGCGCCCCTCGTTCACAGCGCGAGTCAGCCAATTCTTGGTAATTCCGGACTCGATCCCAGCCTGACTAACGACCCAGTCTTTCCAATTCTGGCGCCTCTTCTTCTTTTTCCACTTCCCGATAAGAGCGTCGGCGCGATCGACTTTGGCGGCCTGCAGCTTTTCGCGCCTCCTTCGAACCGCATCGAACGCCGTCCTCGTCCAAGCACATTTTCTGGAACAGTACACTGAGCGCCGACGTGTCTTCTTGAGATAGTACTTCCCACATCGTTTGCAGGGTCCAGCCAGAAGATACCAGTACGGATTAGTGATGAGGAAGAAGAAGAAGCTTAACGCCCCGTCCTTTTGCGAGCCGAGCTTTTCGTCCTCCGGAGTTGGCATCCACATCAAGATGCCGGCTCCGGACCCAGTAGGGACTAGCGTCGACATTCCGTGCATCGTACGTCGCCTGAGCTCCGGCTCCTTTTCAAAGAGTCGCGCTAGGTTCGGTCCCGACTCCATCCAGAGACGAACGAGCCGTCGCAGTTCCGTCTGCATCTCTGTATAGTCAATAGGCTTCATCTCGAAGCGAATAACCTGAGAGCCTAGGACTGGAATCAGTGTATGTGCAACGGAGTTGTTCAAGTTGTAGACCACGGCTTTCATCGTGGACCTAGAAGCCGACGGATGCGGTAGGTAACCCAGAAGGCGCTGATGTGAAAGCAAAGGGCCCCCCTTATCCAGAAAAAAGCGTTAGCACGAAAATCCAACCATCTTTGTTTCTGCAGATCAACCTTTGTTCCTGCCGTTATGCAATTCTCTGCTCATGACGAGCAAGAACTCAACTCCAAATCGACCCGAGCTCATGATTCGTTACGCACCCGTCGAATTGTTGCGTCCGTACCCTCACAACGCTCGCACACACACGCAGCACCAGATTCGGCAGATTGCCGCGAGCATTCGTGAGTTTGGCTTCACGAACCCTGTGCTGATTGACCGCAACAACACCATCGTGGCCGGCCATGGGAGGGTTGAGGCTGCCAAGATCCTGGGGATGGGAGCGGTGCCCACCGTCAGACTGGATCAACTCTCCGAGGAGCAGGTCAGGGCCTACGTCCTGGCAGACAACAAGTTGGCCGAGAATGCGGGCTGGGACCGGTCGATCCTCGCCATCGAGTTGCAGCACCTGCTGACCCTGGGGGACCTCGACGTGACCGTCACCGGCTTCGAGGTCCCTGAGATTGACCTGATCATGGAAGAAGCCGCCGGCAGGAAGGACCAAGACGACGAGTTGCCGGCTCCGGAGGGTCCTGCCGTCACTAGCCCAGGCGACCTCTGGCAGTTGGGGAAGCACCGGATCCTTTGTGGCGACTCTCTTGAAGAGCAGTCTTTCAAGACCTTGATCGGCGCGAAGCGCGCTGCGATGGTCTTCTCCGACCCCCCGTACAACGTAGCAATCGACGGCAATGTCTGCGGCAAAGGCTCGGTTCGCCACCGAGAGTTCGCAATGGCCGCCGGTGAGATGAGCGAGGTTGAGTTTACCGCGTTCCTCGCCCGGGTGCTGCGCAACCTCTCGCGCTACAGCGCGGCCGCCTCGCTGCACTTCCTCTGCATGGACTGGAGGCATATGAAGGAGCTGCTCGCCGCAGCGGGCCAGGTCTACGACTCGCTGCTGAATCTCTGCGTCTGGGTCAAGGACAACGGCGGCATGGGGTCGCTCTACCGCTCCCGCCATGAGCTGGTCTTTGTCTACCGCAATGGCAAGGAAGTACACCGCAACAACGTCCAGTTGGGCCAATTCGGACGGAACCGGACGAATGTCTGGGAGTATCCGGGCATCAACACCCTCTCCCGCAATGGCGAGGAGGGCAATCTTTTGGCGCTGCACCCTACGGTGAAGCCCGTTCAGCTCGTGGCCGACGCGATCCTCGACTGCTCGGCCCGCGGCGAGATCGTTCTCGACGGATTCCTCGGCTCGGGGAGCACACTGATCGCTGCCGAACGAGTAGGGCGCATCTGCCATGGCATCGAGATCGATCCGCTGTATGTCGATGTGGCGATACGCCGCTGGCAGCGGCAGACCGGTGAAATGGCGATCCAAGCATCCTCAAAGAGGTGCTTTAACGAGATCGGTGAGGATAAGGGGGCGATGCATGTCTAACGATAAACCGCCATACGAGGTCGGATACAGCAAGCCTCCGAAGAGTGGCCAGTTCACCAAAGGAACTTCAGGAAATCCGAAGGGGCGGCCGAAGGGCTCGAAGAACCTCGCGACGATCTTCCAACGCGAGAGCCGGCAACTTGTCCGCTTAAAGGGTCCAGGCGGGTCGCGCACGATAACCAAGCTGGAGGCGGCTGCCATGCAGTTGGGCAACAAGGCAGCTCAGGGCGACCTGCGGGCCCAACGAGAGTTCTTCTCGCGCGTGCAATGGGCGGAGGAGACAACAAGCTCCGTCGGCAATCAGACCACGCTGCCAGAGGCAGACAGGGAGATGCTGCAGAGCCTCGCCCGCCGTATGCAGGAGATGGGGAAGGCTGAACCACCGAATCCATGCAAATTGGAGGAAAAAGAGTCGTGAACTCCCCGGGACTATCGCTGGACGAGTATCGCTACATCCTGCGCCATGACCTGGCAAGCTTCATCGAGCGCTCATTTCGGGAGCTCAATGCCCAGGCGACCTTCATGCCGAGCCCCTACATTGAACTGCTTGCCTCACGCTTGGAGAGATGCCGCACCGGGGAGACCAAACGCCTGATCATCAATCTTCCGCCGCGAAGCCTGAAGTCCCACGCTGCAAGTGTCGCCTTTTCCGCCTGGCTGCTCGGGCATGACCCTACGAGGCAGATCATCTGTGCCTCCTATGGGCAGGATCTGGCCGACAAGCATGCCCGCGATTGCCGCTCACTGATGAGCGGCGCAATCTACCGCGAGCTTTTCCCGGGGACAATGCTCTCACCAGAGAAGTCCGCGGTGAACGACTTCAGCACCACCCGGCAGGGTTTTCGCATGGCCACATCGGTCGGCGGCGTTCTGACCGGACGCGGTGCCGATGTCATCATCCTCGACGACATTCTCAAACCGGACGACGCCCTTTCCGATACGCGGCGCAAGGCAGCGAACGAGTGGTTCTTTCACACGCTCCTGAGTCGACTGAACAGCAAAGAAAACGGCGTCGTGATCGTCGTCATGCAGCGACTCCATCAGGAGGACTTGGTGGGGGAGGTCATTGAGCGGGAACCCTGGGATGTTCTGGCTCTTCCCGCAATTGCTGTAAAGGACGAAGCCTTCTCCTACGAGCGAATGGCCTGTCCTCTGGTGTTTACACGCAAAGCCGGCGAAGCACTACACCCGGAACGAGAGTCGATCGAGACGCTGAAGAGGATGCGCGAAAGCATCGGCAGCTATAACTTCCAGAGCCAGTATCAACAGGATCCAGCGGCCCTGGAAGGGGGCCTCATCAAGCGGGAGTGGCTCCACTACTACGAGCCATACGCAATACTGGAGCGCTCGCCATACATAGTTCAGAGCTGGGACACCGCCAGCAAGAGCAGTGAAATCAACGATTACAGCGTCTGCACTACGTGGCAGATCTCCGACGGACATCTCTACCTCCGGGATGTGTTCCGCCAGCGCCTGGAGTTTCCAAGCCTGAAGCGTGCCGTGCTCGAGCTTCAGCAGCAGTTCCAACCGCTGAAGATTTTGATCGAGGATCGCTCGTCGGGCACAGCTCTCATCCAGGCCCTCAATTCCGAGTACGTCTACGGCATCGAGGCATACACCCCGCCACCCGGATGCGACAAGTACGTGCGATTTGCCGCCCAGGCGATTCACTTCGAAAGCGGCAAAGTAATGCTCCCAAAGGAAGCGCCGTGGCTGAACGACTATATCCGCGAGATCACCAGCTTCCCGGGATCGAAGCACGATGACCAGGTTGATTCGACAGCACAGGCTCTCGCAGAGTTTGGTCCGATTGCAGAGATGACGGCGCCTTGCGTCATTCCCTGGCCGGCGGTCATGGGTGTCCTTTCGGCATGTCGGCGTGACTCCGATTAGTCATAGGCGGTAGGGTCGGGTCTTGTGCCCAGCAAGGGTAAGGAGGACCGACGATGGCCGACCGCCTAACCACTCTTGGAAAATAGCCCCCCATGTCTCCGGTATTAGAGATTTGTTTGACGTTCTGCCCGCCGGGAGCGGCAAGTCCGGTTTGCGATCTACACCTCCGATAAAAATCTCTACTCGCCCAAGTTTCGCTTGACTGGTTGCCCCCGGCAAGCGGGAATGTGTTGGCCCCGGAAAGTCTCTCGGGGGGCGATTTGGAGGGGAGCGATGAATGCTGAATTACAAGAACAGCTGAAACAGTTGCCCGGACTCGACCGGAAAGCCTTGCTCGATCTTTGGCTTAAACTGTTTGGCAAGCCTGCACACCAGCAGCTCCGTCGTGAAATGCTGGTGCCTATCCTGGCCTACCGAATGCAGGAAAAAGCCCTCGGTGGCCTGAAACCTTCCACTTGCAAGCGGTTACACAGGCTGGCAGAAGAGTTCACTACTCACCCCAAGTCCTTATCTGTACCTTCCCTGCGAATGAAGGCTGGCACCCGAATCGTGCGCGAGTGGCAAGGCCAACTCCACGAAGTCTCGGTCCTGGACACGGGATTTGAATATCAGGGCCAACACTTTCGAAGTCTTTCCGAGATCGCCCGCCAGATTACCGGGACCCGCTGGTCCGGCCCGCTGTTCTTCGGACTAAAGAAACGCTCCGGGAGGGGTCCACAATGACACCGATCACCAAGTCCCGAATTCGCTGCGCCATCTATACCCGCAAGTCGAGTGAGGAAGGCCTGGAGCAATCGTTTAACTCCCTTCAGGCACAACGAGAGGCCTGCGAAGCATACATCACCAGCCAGCGCCACGAGGGCTGGCACGTCCTGGGAGCCCACTATGATGACGGTGGCTTCTCGGGTGGGAGTATGGAGCGGCCGGCGCTCCATCGTCTGCTGGAGGACATCGCGGCGGGGAAGGTCGATACCGTCGTGGTCTACAAGGTCGACCGTCTGACTCGCTCCCTAGCTGACTTTGCCAAAATCATCGAAATCTTCGACACCAGGCAGGTCAGCTTCGTCTCCGTCACGCAACAGTTCAATACCACGACCTCGATGGGGCGGTTGACACTTAACGTGCTGTTGTCATTCGCCCAGTTCGAGCGCGAGGTCACAGGGGAAAGAATTCGAGACAAAATCGCTGCCTCGAAGCGGAAGGGGATGTGGATGGGTGGAAATGTCCCGCTTGGTTACGACCTGAAGGACCGGAAGCTGACCATCAACGCAGAAGAGGCCAAGGTCGTCCGCGAGATCTACCGGCAATATCTTCGGTTTGGTTGCGTCTCGCTACTAAAAGAATATTTGGATCAGAGTCCTATCCGCAGCAAGGTGCGGCTGAATGGATCCGGGATCAAGACTGGCGGACAGAAATTCTCCCGCGGTGCACTCTATCAGTTGCTGAAGAACCATCTTTACGTCGGCGAGATCGCCCATCGCGGCAAAGTCTATCCCGGCGAGCACGAGGCCATCATCGAGCGCGAGCTCTGGCAGAAGGCACACCAGAACCTGGCTGAGAACCGACAGGGAGAGAGGAAACGCAAGAGAACGACAAAGAACAGCCTTTTGACGGGGCTGCTTTTCGATGAGCAAGGCAACCGCTACACGCCAACTCACGCGGTGAAAGAAGGCAAACGCTACCGTTACTACACGTCGCAAGCGGTGATCCACAAAAGGAAGGAGGGCGCTGCCTTAGCTCGGATCCCGGCGCACGAACTCGAGCGTGCGGTTGCCGATCGGGTTCTGACCCTACTCTCCACGCCGCACGAGTTGGTCTCAGCAACTCGAGATCTCACGCTTCCAGAAGGACAGCTTCGCTACATATTGGAGGCCTCCGGCCAGATAACTAGGTCATGGGAGAAAAGTGGAGCGCAGGAAACTGAGAAAGTCCTGCAGACAATCATTAGGAAGGTTGTTGTGCAACAGGACTCGCTGCAGATCAGCTTAGATCTGAATGCCTTTATCAATCTGATCCACGAAAATAAATTTAATAAAGCTCGAAATACGCAAACCAGCACGGACGGCAATCGGCAACCTCAGGTCCTTGTGCTCGCATGTCCCTTCCGGCAGGCGCGCCGCGGAAAGGAATTGCGGCTAGTGATCGGCGAGAATCGGCGGATAAGCAGCAGCAGCACAATTGCGCTGGTTAAAGGCATTGTCCGCGCCCGGCACTGGTACGCGCAGGTTGTCTCCGGCAAGGCGGGGAGTATCACCGAGTTGGCAAAGCAAGCTGGAGTCACATCGCATTATGTCCGCAGAATCTTTTCCTGCGCGCTGCTCGCTCCTGATCTCGTTGAGGTTATTCTGAGCCAGCGACACAGCCCCGGCCTTACCCTCAGCAAACTGGTCACCCGGCTGCCCCTCGAGTGGGAGCACCAGCGGGAAATCATAGCCTAGTAATCGCCCCCATTAGACCAGTACCGAACGGTCCGTTCACTTCGAAGCAGGCCGTTATCCGCCAGTAACCCGTGGCAAGCGCCAACCGGGCTTCTAACGCATTATGAAAAGGCGCCCCTTCGAAGGTGGAAGTTCTGCTGCGCCGCCTTCGCTCCGCTGCGCTCTGCCAGGGCCTCGCTCCGCTCCGGCGGCCCGCCGTGGCAGTGGTAGAGGAAAGTGTTTGCCATGGGCGACTCAACGGGCGAACCAAACCATGATCCGGAGCATGGCACCTTTCCCTAGGTGGGCGCAGGAAATAACATGTCCGCCAAAGGGAAGGACATCCATGATGAATGGCGATGTGAAGTATATCGGCATGGATGTTCACAAAGAAGCAATTGCGATTGCCGTCATGAATGCCCGTGGAAAACTGGTGAATGAGTCCATCATCGAAACCAAGGCGATCACCATCTTGCACTTCGTCCATGGGCTGAAGGGCGACTTACATGTCACCTTCGAAGAAAAAGACTGGGCGGCTTGGTTGTACGACCTGTTGAAGCCTCATGTCACGAAAGTCGTTGTGGGCAACCCGCGGAAGAATGTGTTGCTGAAAGAGGGCAACAAGAGTGACAAGATTGATGCCCGGAAGCTGGCCGATCTGCCGCGCGCCGGATTTCTCCGGTTGGTCTACCATGGAGAGAGTGGCCTGCCAACGCTGAAGGAGTTGGCGCGCAGTTATCTGACCATCAGCAAAGATCTGACGCGGGTCATAAATCGGCTCAAGGCTCTGTATCGCAGCTGGGGTATTGGATGTGCCGGCAAACAAGTCTAGCCTCGAGCAGGATCGCAGCCTCGAGCATCCATGGAACCGGGGCCCAGAACTTGGTCAGCGCCCTGCGTAATGGATGCACAGCCGTGTCGGGCATCGCGTTTGGGCCGAACTTCTCGAGTCGGTGGCGGGCTTCACCGCTTGTAAGGCCGGTCGAGAGCAGGACCTCCTCAGCGGATGCTGGAGTCATTGGATAATCCATGTTTGGAAGGTGTGCATTTGACACTTCACGGGGCAGGGTGCTACCTGCCTGGATTCTAAGCGCTCTGCGTATTCTTGACTCACGGGTCGCCTATGAAGTGATGGAACAATGGAAAGAGTGCCATGAACATCATCGGCACACTCACCTTGACCTTCCTTTCTATGTTGTAGGGGTATTGGCTTTATGTCGGGATCGGTTTGCGTTTTCCTGGCAGCAGAATACGATCAATCCGCCTGAAAACCCCTCTTACAATCCCTAGTGTTCTGTTTCTAACGCTTTGTTACAATGTCTGACCTTACGAGCAATCGAGCGCGCCGAGGCCGTCCAGATGAAAGGTTCAGGGCGGTGGTTGCGCTGGCGTATGTAATCTCGAATCGCCCTTACCAACTCGCC